ATGCGTCATATCTGGGCGTGGATTTAAAGCGCGTAACTTACCTGCGCAGGCATGTCGATCAGGCACAAGCCAAGCGCGATCAGGCTTATGAGCGCCAAGAGGTTTACGGCAAATGGTATAATGACGCTGAGCGCAAGCAAACCAATGACGCCAAGGATGGATCGGCCAAGCTGCTACAGGCGCTCAATGCGTTTGCTGTTAACAGGCAGGCCCGGATTAATGAGGGGCAGGCCGCATGACTAACGACACGCCATTATTCATTATTATCACATGGCTGCTGATCCTTACCGCATATTTAATGGCAACAGCGCCAAAGACAACCGCGCAGGAGCGCAAGGAAATGGAAGAGGATTGGTGGGAATGATACAGGAAAGAATTGATGCGCTGCGTAGGCGCGAAGATGTGTGTTGGGAAATGTCGGATGTTTTCCTGCATGCCAAGGACGCTCACGGCCTCCACGACATGGGTGTTGAGATCCAAGGGCTGCAATGGGCCATCCGCGAACTGGAGCATCTATTGTGCAAATAAAAGCAGTCGGCGCGCTGATGCAGGCAGGCGGTTTCACCTTCAAGGAAGCTGCCGTGATCATAACAAAGTTGGAAGCCCAAGGGCTGGCCATCTACAAAAAGAAGACGCCAAAACTAGCCCGCGCAACCATCCATAAGCCATCGTAATGTTGGCGGAGGTAAGCAAAATCTACTTCCGCCAAATGGCGGAGGTAAGCATAAATATACTTCCGCTTACTTCCGCTTTCCAAGGATTCTCTAGGCGGAGGTAGGCGGAGGTAAGTGGCGGAGGTAAATTGGCGGAGGTAAACCAAAGCAACGTGCATTTACTTCCGCCTTTCCAGCTTTCTCTAGGCGGAGGTAGGCGGAAGTAACTTTGGCGGAAGTACCCTGATACTAAACGTATACAGAGGGTGGGCGTAATCGCCATCCACCCATATGCACTGCGGGTTTCAGGGTTGTTGTTCATATGCGGAAGCTTGGACCAGCGCGGAAGGTCGCCTCTGGCTCCCATCCGCTCTCCCGTTGGTCGTGGTCAATGCATCCGCTAACGATATGGGAAACATGTTTGAAGGGAGGATTGGCATGGCTAGACGAATGCCAGTGGTTGGTGAGGTTGGAATGCGATATGGTAAGAGGAACTATTTGCGGACGCAAAAGCACCTGCTGATGGCCAAACGTGGAAAATGGCATTTGGTCATATGTCCGGATAAATGCATGGCCGGTTGGATTAATGTTAAATTGCATCTGGATCAAACGGCCAGCAAGAATGTTTTTGAGGTCGGGATATTTAATGGGAAGGCATCGCCTAAGGCTGACGTTAAGCTGCTGAATGAAAATCACCCGTCGATTATGGCATGGGTGCTGAGCAAGGTTGCCGCATATGCTGATGGCAAGGTTACGCTGAAGGGTGAGGTCGGTACGCCTGTGGTCTACACAAAGGATCGACGCTGGAAGATTTTATCTAAGGGATGATACTATGGCCAAGGCCGGTACGCAAAAATATAAAGAGCAAAATGACTGGCGCACGATCCTGCCTAAAGAGCGCAGGCGTGATGCTTCCCCATGGCAGGGGACCTATGCCATGTACATCACCGGACAGGCATGGGTGGATGAGGTGACACTGTGCGTCGAGCGTATGGAAAAGAAATGGGGCGCAGGCCGGTTGCGGTTGTTGGTTGGCCCAGAATTGAGGGATAAGTTTGATCGCCAGAGGTACATGACCAATCAGGCGATCTATCATGGTGGTCTGGAGGACCTCAGGGAGCAGTGTAGGCGCATGATCAATGGCTGGGGTGCTTTGGATAGGGCAGCGGATCAAATGGGCTTAAAACGCTTCCCTGTGGACGCATGGGATGTGGTTGGGGCGTCAGGCACAGTGCATGTGATCGTCAGGACGTTGGATGATGCCGTTGACTATCGGATGGGGCGTCAGAATGTCTGCGTGTATACGTTGGATGAGATCGCTGTGTTGCTTGACGCGCAGGGGCTGCTGGGAGCCGCTAAGACTGCGTTTCCGGATGCGGAGATAGTCAAGGTGCGTAGAAGTGTCGGGGACGCCCTTAGTGATATTGATACCAGTAAGGACGCCCTAGATGATGAAATACCGTTTTAGGCACGGTCACCTGAAGCATAGGGTGGTGGCAACGGGATCTTTTTCTTTAGCCACTTTGGGGTAATGCGGCCTTCCTCAAGGGCCGTTAGTAAAAGGGAAACAGACTGGGGGATCGGTGTATCGCCATTAGCCCACTTGCGGCCATGGCGATGTGTCACGCCGGTTATCCATGACACATCCACCTGACGGAGCCCCATGCGTTCAAGCGTGGCGCGGTATTCGTCCTTATTCACCTAATCCCACCAGTCATGGGGACTTGGCATTGTTGCCAGTGCAAGGAGCCCAGAGGCGATCATTAGAACGACGAAAAACTGGTGCATGGATCAATCCATCTCGCTGCGGTTATAGACAGGGGCGTTTATCTCTTCCTCTGTCGGAAAGCACACAGTGACATTGGCACTGCCATCACGCACGGTAATGTACCGGTCCTGATGTATGTCGTGCCTTGTCGTGAGGCGGGTTGCCTTGCTCATGATGTTCAGGAACGCTTGCGTGTCCGACAGGTCGATCAGGTAGTCGATATATTCGATGCTGATTTTTGCAAATTGCTTGGTCATTTTATACTCCCTTCAGCATAGTTTTTAATTCAGCTTTAATCCGGCGCGCAGTCTCGCCCTTCCATGTTGTGGCATTGGCAAGGAAGTACAGAACAACGCTTTCCGCATCGTCAAAATAATATTTATCCTGCATGGTGTCTAAGTGACGCATTGCATCCAGATAAGGCTTGGCCCCGAAATAAGGCTTCGCCCAGTCGTTGTAGATCTCACGGTGGATGGCGTTTAGTGAACGTGTCATGATTAAGCCTTTCGTGCTGCAAGCTTGAGGGATGTGTAGCCAGATGTCTTTTTCTGGTTTGCCTGTGCGAATGATGCGAAAGCCTTTTCGCCAAGCATCTCGCGCAGCTTCTTTTCGACTGCCTTAGGATCGACCGAATAACGGTCATCGACCACGCAGACAGTCGCCGTGAACAGGTCGCCATCATGACCGCCTGCGCCAAGGTCTTTGATCTCTGCTGCAAGCTTGTCAGCGACAGAACTAAGGTCGGCAATCTGCGCCTTGATCTCGCCAAGCTGGTCGATGTTGCACAGGTTGTGTGCGCGTGAGAAAAGTGTAGCCATAATAAAATCTCCAATAATAAAATAAGATAAGGTTTACTGCGGTTGTTAATTCGTTGCCGCTTAATTGTCGTAGGGCATTATGCCCTATTGGTAAACAGCTATTTGATATTTAGGGCGGATTGTTTCGATAAGTGGGCGTTGATTAAGTGGTAAATGCGATTAGCGATTATCTCCCCCTGAGCGTTCGCACGATGGCGTGTAGGCTGAGGGCAAGAATGCTCACAAAGAAGATGGTGGATGCGATGTGCGCTGCGGTCATGCTGTGATGCCGGTGATGGCAGCGCGCTTGGTGCGGTATGTCTGCATGTACTGACGGGCGTTATTGTCGAACAGGTAAGTGTTCCACAGGCCATGCTGGTCGATCTCAACGTCATACTCAACGCCATTGAACCAAAGGGTGTAAAGCCCCTGTGCGATGCGCTTGGTCTTGATCATGCTGCGAACCTCCGGCGAAGATCGATCAGGTGCAGGGCGACATGCATGCGCGTCATGCCTGCGCTTGGGTTGGCCGCGCTGCGCGCTACCCATGATGCTGGCTGCGTGGACAGAGCAAAGAGGTATACCTGCTTGCGTGTCGTGTAACTGGGTTTCTTATGTGCCATGTGACTGGTTCCTTTGCTTGGTTGCTGCACTATCATTAGGGCAGCTCGCCCACATGGTCAAACACAACTAGCACCATTATGAATCTAATTTACAACCATTGCGGTACATTCTCTTATTTACATACTGGGCAGCTTGCCCTAATGATTAGGGGTCAACAAGGAGCAACTGACATGAACGTAGAACTTGAAGCAAAATGCACAATCACCCATGACTGGCATACGGTAGCCAAATTCTTTAATGGCACTGAGGCTGGCTATGCAGCCCGCGCACTGAGCAAGTCAATCAACGGCACATACCGCACCAGCGACTACCGCTGGCCGGAAGAGGGCGTCAGCGTTACCGTCTACACCAGCGGGGAGATCGCAGCATGAGCGCGCTGCATTACGTTGTCAGCCAGCAGGACGCTGGCTTTCAAGGCGAGTGGCGCGAACGCGCAGCCTTCCGCTGGTTCATAGACGCACGGACCTATGCGCTGCGCACCAGCAAGGCAGACCACCTTGACCGCTATGTGCGTGTGGAGCGTGAGGGCTCAGAGCCCAACTACTTCCGGCAAGGTCAGGCTGCTGACCATCTGTATGATGAGGTGGCAGCATGACACGCAAGCGTACCCCACGCGAACTACGCGCCATGGCCTACGCACTGGCCGACGAAGTGGAGACACGCGCTGACCGCATACAGCGTGAGCGCCCGCGCCTCACCTATGCGCAGTGCCAGTCGTTCGCGCTGCTGGAGATGCTGGCAGACTGAGCCCACATGCGTTCATGCTTTGTTCCACTTGTATGGAACATCCGCGCCCGCGCTAAAGAACATATGCGTTCCTGCTTTGTTCCACAAATGGAACACCTATCCAAAGGCAGTTCGCTTTTTGTGAGGTTGGCAATGTGTGCCAAATAAAGGTGGGGGGTACCCCTCTTTTTTGTATACTTTTGGTACCATGGGGGGTTACTTGCAACGCAATCGGCACACCACCCAAAACAAACTTGCACACATTCGCACGTCCCTGTATATATACGGGACACGTTTGGTTGCTCCTTGCGTTTGTTGACGGCAGCCGGTTAATTGTTTTGCCTCCCCTCAGCAATTAACTGGCTGTTTTCCCTGCACAAAAGCAAACCTGCCCCAGTAAGGGGGTACCCCTTCGCAAAATAAAAGGGGTGGGGGTATTTTACAAAATAGCGATACTTGCTCAAATGCCCGATCCGTATTAGATAGGTGGCATATTCAATTCAGTGAGCATATCGATGGCGTCTAAATCCAAAAGCCTTATTATTCAGGACGGTGAACCCACCGACGTTGACGGCATTGATCGGCGCTATACGGTGTCGCCTATCCGCGCATTGCTTCCGGACGGCGGCGCACGGCGCAAGAGCCCACGGGAGCATATCCCAACAGACAAAAGCCGCCGGGGCGTGTTGCATGCAGTTGGCCTTGGCATGAACCATGAAAACATTGGCAAGATAATGGGGATCAGCGTTACGGCCCTGACCAATCATTACCGGGATGAACTGGACACTGGCCTTAGCTTATTGATGGATGACGTTAAGACCAACCTGTACAACATCGCCCGCGATGAGAACCACAAGGGCACAGTACAGGCCGGGATATATTTGTTGAGCCGGTTAGGTGGAGATACATTTAAGGACGTTAAGCGCCTTGAGATGACTGGGGCTGATGGCAAGGTGCTAGAGATCAGCCAGAAGACGCAGACTGTTGATCCGCGCTTGTTGGATGCAGATCAGCGTGAGGCGTTGCGGGATATATTAAATTCGGCCCTAAGGTTAGCAGCGCCTAATGCGCAGGCCCAGCCTGATATTATTGACGGTGAATATGAGGAAGTGAATGATGCCTGATCCAGTAGAGTGGGTTACAATGACGTTTGACCCAAAGATGAAGGTGGACCCGCATTTCCTTATCCGCGTGATGAAAGGGCAGGTTAGTACATTGACGGCTGATCAGTGGGAAGATGCCAAGGA